CGGTGCCGATGACTCTCGTGACCCACTCCCTGGGTGCGGCTTGGATCACAGGAACTGGAGCAGGAAGCTGCTTGGGATCCTCGGTGATCTCAGACTCACCGTGCTCCTGGACGTAGACCGGGGCCGCTCCGAGGGCATCAGGACAATGCTCTCGATACCCGGCTGAGATCGCACGGGCGAAGAGCATAGCCTTCGGCCACTTCTTCCAGTTGTCTCCGCGCAAGCCAGCGTTCTGTGCATCCTGCATGCTGAACGTGGTGGCTCCGATCTCCTCGCGCTTTCCGTTGTTGACCGAGTAGAACGTGATCGTGCATTCCGATTCGGTTGTGGTCGAACTGTAGTCGTACTTCCCGCTGGCCTTGATGGCTGCTGCCATCGTGTTGCTTGCCAGGACAACCTTGCCCTTGATGATGTGCAAGCCAGCCATCGAGTCGTAGTCGGTAAGGCCGAGGCCGCGCCCGACGATCAACTTTGATGCTGCTGTCGCGACGCTCTTCGCATCAGGAAACATTCCTGATTGAACGAAGACCTGCGCGACTTGCATCGGGTCCATAGCGTGGTGGTGTGGGACGATATTCATTTGAATGCTCCTCTGATGAAAGTGATGAATCTTGCAAGCAAGCTGTTCTTGAGAATCTGCTGTTCTCTCAAGAAAGCGTTTCGATGATACGGGATATTGATGACCCGTCGGTATTCAGTGTTCGGAGGCTTCATGAGTTCGCCTCCTCTTCCATTGATTCGATTGCCTGTTCTCTGAAATGATCAAGCAAGAAGTTCATGTTCTCTTGTTCGATGGTTCCGTTTTCTTTTTGCCTGTATCTCTTCGGGCCAGACACCTGGGTGACCCACTCCGCAGAGATCTCTACTTCGTACTCTTCCTTGTTGCCTCGGTCGGTGTCTACATCGTGGCAGACGTAGTCACCACGAAATTGAACTACAAACCGTGCAATGGTTCCGCTCTCGGTGATCTCTTCACCATCGTGCGTGAATGCCCAATCGACGTTGTACTTTCTTGAAAGTTCCTGGTATCTGCTCATTGTCTTGCTCCTTGTATTGTTCAGTCTTCGGCGTAGATATCGCGGACGTACTGCCTGCCGAGATCGTTGTTGATCCAAACCACATACCCGTTTTCGTGTCGTTGACTTCCCGCAATCCATGGGCCACCAGGAAGTCCGTGAGAATCTTGCGCCGCTTCTGCTACGAAATGAGCAGTGGGGCTATCGAAGATTGCAGCGTCGGGGTGATGTCCCTCGAATGTTCCACTCGTGGGACAAAGCATGACCGCCCAATCCACTTGAAGGTTTCTGAACTGTGGGTAGATCTCTCGTGGTGGCTTGTTCATTTCTCGTACTCCTTCCTCACCTTGTCGGCGAACACCTTGACGTTGTCATAGTTCAGCCGGTCAAGCTCTTTCCATGCCTGCGTCAGCGGATTGTTCGGGAACGCGGTGCCTTCATCGAATCGGGCGACGATGCGATTGTTGTCACGGGTGTCAACGATCACGTACGCGGTTTCCTCCCACGGGAGGTCAGGGTTTGCACTCAGGCGGGGAATGAGCTTCCCATCCTGTTCGGTGTAAAGCGTGTATCGGTGTTTCATGGTGCTCCTTGGCTTGTTCGTCTGGCTCAGGGTTGCTGCCCTTGAAAAGCCAGGTCATGTGCCAACTATAAGGAGTTGACTGGAGTTGTCAACAAGATACAGAAATAAATCTAAATTTCAGTTTTTCTCAGTTGCCCCTTGCATACTCAAGTTTACTCGCTATCTTTGGGGTTCAAGTCAACCACCTAACTGGAGAACACATGAAAGCCCCGACTAACTTCGAGACCAAAGAGAACGCAGGGATCTGGAGCCTTGCCGAAGCCAAGCAGATCGCAGCGTCGATCGACAACGACACGATGGTCGCTGTGACTGTGATGGATCGACTGGACTGGCCGGTCGAGTTCGAGCATCAGCTCGATCCTTCGACACCTGCCCGAGTCGCATGGGGCGACACTGGCTTCTTTGTTGCGCAGTCACACCCCCGCGCCAAGTAACCAACACGGAGGGGCGCGACTCCCAGAACGCGCAGAAAAGAGAACACCATGACGAACACGACCAAAGCCAAGCCCTTCACCGCCACCTTCACCGATGGGACTGTCATGACCATCAAGTCGAAGCGCGACCTCGGATGCGCGTGGAGGGTGACGACGGAATCGGGCAACGTCATCACCGGATGGTCCTCTTCCTTCCCTCTCGCGCTCAAGGCCGCAGAGTCCGAGGCGAGAAGAGGCGGACCCGAGCACCTCAATAAAGCATGGACTCCTCAATACTCCGCGCACGTCGCGAAGCAGTGGGGAACCACCGACAAGCGAAAGCTCAGGAAGATCAAGACCATGATCCAAGAGGCCAACTTCAAGAAGAGCAAGATCGAGATCGCTTGCGCAATCGCACAAGGCTAACCAACAACATGAGGGGCGCGGCTCATCCAACGCGCAGAACTGGAGAACACCGTGAACAACTCACCGAAACTTTTCGAGACCAAGAAGCAAGCCATCCACCATATCAGCGGCATGATGCGCCTTGACAGCAAGACCTCCTCCTTCATGTACGACTCAGAGACAGGTCTCGCGGTTGACGCAGACGGCAGACATGTGATGGGAGTGAGAAAGGTATGGGACAACGCCTTCGTCGTTTTCCTCATGCACCGCGATCGACAGCCCGAGATCAAGATCGCAGCAGTCGGAAGCGACTGGATCGTGTCACCGTTCAGCTTCAAGGCTTCCGAGATCGTCAGTGACTTCTATGCGACTGACGCATCCGAATGGGTCTGGGCTTTCTGCTATGACCGATGTCATGCGATCAACAGAGGATGGGGCAATCGTCTGCACTTCGTGAACTGCGAACCGGACTGGTCGGCTGTCGAATCCGCTGAGAACGATGGACAGGAGTGCGCCTTTGATCTCATGGGTGAAGCCCGAGAAGCAGTAGATACTCGTCGGTAATTACAACGGAGGGGCGCGACTCCCAGAACGCGCAGAAAAGAGAACACAATGGACCGCGACAACATGATCATGACGACCTACGACATCGAACACGAAAAGCACCTCAACAACCCGATGCAAGATGGCAAGCCTCTGGGTTGGCCTGCCAACCTGAAGATCCGCTGATCAACCTGGAAAGAGAACACAATGAGCAACGTCAAGATGAACACATACATTGCAACACTTCCTGATCAACCAGAGGAAACTCTGTTCGTAATACGATCACGCTCGCCAGTGGAAGACCGAGATGTTCTGTATGGGGTACTGCGGCAGTGTGAAATTCAATGCAGACAAGACCAAGGCAAACCCAGGGCATTCAACAACGCAAGCAAAGGAAATCGGAAAATCGGACAGATCCGAAAGTTCGGAACATTCGAGGAAGCCGAAGAGTGTCGCAAGGATTTCAGTGATTGCCCACCAGAATTCAGAAGTTATGAATGGAAAAGAGACCACGATTTCCGAGTGATCAAGATCACGAAAAAACGCCCCCGGTGAGGAGGGCGTTTCTCTTTGGCTTGCAGGTTCAATTACCCACCACCACCGATTGTTCCATCAGAGTTCGTGTCCAATGCTTCAGTCAACTGCTGAAACTTTTCAACCTGGCCATCGCGAACTGTCTTGATTGCACCGACTGATCCCGCGCCCATGATGGTGCCAAGGATCATGTATTCACCAGTCTGCATTCCACGATCGTCGCTGATGAACTTTCTGATTGCTTCAACCATTGTACTTGCCTCGCGTGATCATCTTGAGGAAAGGTGTCTTGAACATCACACCTGCACCGAATGAAGCTGCGCAGATGATGACCATGAACCAAACGGTTCCGAGGAACCCACTGAAACTTGCAAGAGTACTCATGACTTCTTTTTCTCCAATAGAATTTGCTTGACGATCTTGTACGTCCAAGCTGCTGAGATGCATCCGGTGAACACCACCAGAGGGTAGAACAAGTAGTCGTCGTACTTCGCAACGACGTAGTTGAGAACTGTGAGAATCAAACCACCAATGACTGGATACCAACCACGCGCACCACGAGTGACCACGAGGAGCACCATGCCTGCGAGAAGACACAAGCCACCAACAACACTCAACACACTCAGAGGTTCCGATGATGAGATGTCTTTGATCGCAGACACCGCAGTGTCGCTACCAGTCGGTATCACTTTGATTGAGCGACACCCGGAAACAGCGAGGAGAGCCAGGATACTTGTGGCTGGTTTGATCATATTTCGTTTATGCTTTTTCGTATGGTGAACGCTTTGTCGAAATGCTTCGACAGAGTCGCTCTGTTGTCTTTGATCCGGTGATCGTGAGCTTCCAATTTACGTTCGATTCCCGCAAGCCTGGAATTCACTTTCCAAAGGAACGCGAAGACTCCAAGAATAGCAGGACCAGCGATACCGACAGCGATTGATGTGAGGTGTTCTTCAAGCACTTCTTTCCCCAGTTTGTTAGTCACCCTTCACAGCTTCAAGTCTGCGAATAAGCTCATCCAACCGATCGGATTCATCTCCTGATTTCTTGAGCTTCTTCAGCAGCCTAATCGCTCGGTCAACCTCGCCTGTGTCGATCGGGTCCAACGCTCCAAGTGATTTTCGGATGGCCTGGGTAGGGTCTCCAATGCCGACCTTGAGAGCTTGGTTCGCCAATGCCTTGAGGTGCCGGTTCCTTGTTTCTGGTTTGGTTGACTGCAATGCGTAGGTCGCGGTCTGTGCGAACTGGGCAATCGCGTCGATACCGAGAGGTTGTGGAGTAGCGGAATCAGCGTAGATAGTCTTCCCAGAAGCGTATCTCATGACCATGTCTGCGATTGGTCCAGCGATGATGTACCCACCAACTCCACCTGCGCTTCCAATCGTTTCGGAAATCGCGTCGATCCCCATGGTGTCTGCGCTCCACTGCTCGTAGATTCTGGCTTGATTGACAAGAGACTCTTCTTCGTCTCCGAACATTTCAGAGATTGCATACCCAATTATGTACGTGATCGGTCGTGTGGTGACGTTGACCGTTGCGTTCGCCAGGGTGCTTCCCACCCATCGACCGACACCAGACATGTCACCGCTACCCGCCGCTTGATGCAACCTTGCACCAGCCTTCATTGGGTCTGAAGCGAACGGAAGAAACATCCTGGCCACCGACCCAGTGCCACCTGCTCCAAGAATCGCAGGATCATCAAGCGCACTAGTAGTGTTCTGTGTTCGTCGAATTGTCGTTTCAGCACGATCAACTGCTTGCTCAAGTGAAACTCCATCACCCATGTGCGCAGCGACTGCAACTCGCACCAAGGTTCGGTCGATCAAGTCAAGAATACCTATCTGACCGAATGCATTGATGAGTTGTTTACGTGCAATTCCAATGCGACCTGCGGCTGTTTCTCGCATAGCAGCTTTTAAGTGTTCAATCGCCATGCGCCGACGCTCTCCTTCGAGAGTCTGCATCTGTTGATTAGTTCGTCTGTCAATCGCTGCTTCTCGGTTTCTTGCGTAGAAGTAACCACTGATCTCTGCGATGTCATCAAACTTCGGCCAACTTGTAGGGGTAACTAATGCTTTCGACAATCCGCCAATTGGCATGTCAGGATCTGAAATCATCCTAGCCACACCACCAGCAGCCACACGGGTAAAGGTGCCAGGGTTCAAACTCAAATACGCGACCGAAAGAGCACCAGCAAGATCCGAGAACAGCTTCGCAATTCCCTCTCGCTTCGCCCTTGGTTGCAATCCAGAACCAGTGATAAACATTTCACGAAGTCTGTCAAGCGCACCCTGGCCATATCGGGTGACGATCTCTTTGGACAAACGCTCATCCATGAGTAGTGCGTATGCATCGCGAACTGGCATCGCCATCGTTGACAAACGTGCAAGCGCATCTGTTGAATTCATCCAGTCGCTGAGAAAGTCACCGATGAGAACCGGGGATCCGCCGCCCTCCACGCGCTCCTTTGTGAATCCACCAGTGTCCAGGAACGAAGCACCAACGCCAGAGGTCTGCACGTCCGGCGGTTCCATCGATGCCGTCGCTCTTCGAGAACGTGGCTCGTACCCTGGAACGAATCGTGGTTGATACCCATGCAACTGGTAGAACACATCGAACGCTGGATCTCGGAGCTTCTCGCGGGCATCCTTCAGTTCCTGTACCAGGGCGGCTTCTTCGGGAGTCAGTGTCGCGAGGATCGCGGCGTATTCATCCGCAGTCATCTGGTACGCAACATCGTCGCCTGCGTCTCTGAATGCAATGCCAACTCCACGCACTTCATTGCCGTCATCGTCGGTGGTGTCGAGAATCATGTTCAAGGACTCGTCATCCAGAGCAGCGAGTTTCATCAACTCGCCCAATCTAACAGTGACCTTCTTGCCGTTGACGATGATGTCACGCTTCTGAGTGGATTCGATGCCAAGGTGCGAGTCTGATGTCGCGGCAAGCAATGCATCGCCAGAAGCGAACCCGGCACGTTGCGCGGCCAGGTCAAGCTCTTCCATGATTTCTCGACGAACGGTGTAGTAGTCAGACTCTGCTCTTCTCATTCGAGCAACGAGATACTCAGAGAAGACTCCGCTCTCGTCGATTGTTTCGATGAGAGACTCCATGTCGCCGCCCATTCGGATGATCGCCCTGACCACACCCTCTCGGAATGGTGACGAAGTGACACCCTTCTGCTTCCTTTTCGCAAATCGCCTGCCGGTAAACCCTTCCTCAATGGCGATCGCTGCATCAAGAAGTCTTTCGGACCTCGCATCCTTCTGCGATCTGAAGTCATCGCGCTCCATGCGGTATGCATCGAGAGCCTGGTCGATCAGCTTGTTTGCTGCTTCCGATGCGGCCAGGGACTGTTCAGTCTTCGCGGTGGTGGTGAGCAGAGAGCCGTCAGGACGCAGCGCGTTCTCGGCTTGGTCAAGCGCGGCCATGACGTTCTTCTTGGTTTGGTTCGACATCTTGCGCTTGCGAAGCATCTTCTTCGCCTTACCGAACCGGGTGCGCGTATTTCCATAGGTAGCATGCGCAGACAGTCGGATGGCACGTCGAGAAAGAGCCGCCAGCTTCTTCGGGTTGTCAGTCTTCGCAAGCTGTGCCGCGATCTTGCCCTTGTACTTCTCGGGCAACAGGCGAACGACTTCAAGGGCGGACTTGCGAATTGACTTCGCCAAGTTGTCCTTCTCCTTCTGTCGTTCCTTGTTCGCTTCCTGCACCAGCTTGAGACGCTGCTCTCTCGTGCGACCCTTCATTCGCTCCACCAACCTCCTGTTGGTTTCGCGCTCCTTGAATCGATCGAATCTGTTCTTCAACCGGATGAGCTTGTCGGCGGCCAGGACGCGCTCGTTCGCCACCTTCTCTCGAAGCCTGTCGTTCTGGGCTTCGCGCTCTTCCTCGCGAATCATCTTGGCTTCTTCATTCGAGTATGCGTAGCCTGCTCGGAAGGACTTCCTCATTTCTCGGTTGCCACGCTGCCCCTTGCGATCAGAGAAGAACTCGTCTTCTGCATCTCGGCGGTACGAGCGTGATTCCAACATGCTGTCTTGCGATCGGTCGAACGTGCCACGGTTGCCCAAGGCAGACTTGACTTGACCTGGCTCGAACGCGACTGCTTCTTTGACGTAATCCTGGCCGGACCATCGACCCATTCTGATCACGCCGTCATAACCCTCAGACCGCAAGTCACGGTCTGGATCGATCTCTGATTCCCCAGAAAATGTCTCAATGACGTAGGGTCGCTTCAACGCGAAGTACAGCGGGAGTATTCGCGCTTGTTCGGACACATCATTAAGGTCGCCCTGGTGTCTGGCCCACGACGGTTGTGAAGCACCTGCGTAATTACTAGCCATGTCAGGACTAGCAGTCGCGTACACCCCAGGGCCATACTTGTTGCCAATTATCCCTCGATTGATCACAAATCTATCGAACTCACCTTCCATGTCCGCGCCTGTATCCGGGTCTTTCGGATCAGCCATGGTTCCGTGATAGAGGACAAGTGGTTCACCCTGTTCGTCGTAGAGGTATGGGTGCGTACCTTCGTAGAACCTTTGGAACTCTGGAGTGCTAGTTCGTGGATCTGGGGAAGCTACGACCTCCTCACCTCCGAGACCTCCACGCCTACTGAAGAGTGGCATGCCGACGGTGTCGAGTTCTTCTTGGATCACGTTGGCAAGAGTGCCTGGTTCATTCTTGTCACCGAGCTTGTACACCGTTGCGCGTGCGTCTTCGCGCATACCTGTTTCGTTTGATTCATCAAACTCATCCATGGAATCCATGACATGATCTAGGTCTTCTCTAGCTCTTTCCTCAATCATGTCACTTTCGAGGAGACCAGAAGCCTCAAGCGCATCTGAACTGAGCGATCCTATGAACACAGGCATACGGCTATCAATAGCGTTGTCAGGTGCTACTTGCAGGATCTCGAACGAATTGAGCATGTCGTTGGAGTACTCTCTGATCGTGTCAATTTGAATTTGAGCTAGTAGCTTGTGTGCTGCTTGGAATGAAGGAGCCTCGCCTATCTTTTCGCCTTCACTTGTGCGTATGACATAGACTTCGATTTCCTCACCAGAAAGACCCAACTGACCCTGTTCTTCACGGTAGACACCGTGGTTCATCTTCGGGATACCAGGAAGCCCTTCTTGTTCTTCAATGAACGGAACTGGTCTGTCTTGGTAACGACCCGTGTCATTATCCGGCAGGTTATCTGAACTTTGCCATTGCGTCAGGTAACTCCAAACTTGAGCCGCGCTGTAATCGATCTGCTCGATCACGGCTCTGGTTTGGTTGTACCCTGGACTGGCGTGAGCCTTTGCAACTTGATTTGCCCAATCTTTCGGGAACTGAAATTTATCATCCACATCTAATTCGTAGATTTCATTTTCCCAGTTGTAAGTTTCACTTTCTATCGCAGATTCCATGAAATCACTCAGGTTGTCTCGAACGTACTGTTCGCGCAACTCTTCTACATTCATGGATCCTGCTGGGGCCATGCCAAGTTCGTCAGGTTCCACGACACCTTCATACCAGCCTGAAATATCTCCCTTGCGAATGTATGGGTCCAGCAAGGTTTCAAACATCTTGACAAGAGCGTCGTAGCCCTTGCCTTCAACTTCGATACCTGGTGAGCTATTCACCAAGTCAGTGTTCGGTAGGCTGATGTATTCGTAGCCGTTCTCGACCGCATATGCGAGAGAGCGTTTGAGTGCCAGCTTCTGCCACAGTGGAACAACTTTGCCCTTGCGCTTACTGAAAACGAATGGCGTAACCACTTCCTTTGTCCCCGAAAAATGCGAGGGTAGTTGCATCAAGCCTGATGCCCAATCACTCTGGACCTCGGCAAGGTTGAAGGTGTTTGGCTCTTCAGTATTGTCGATTTTGTACCGCTGGTCCGTGGCACGAACGTGGGTAATTATCGAGCCGCGTGGAACCCCACTGAAACTATGCTGTGAACCACTGAAGCCTTTCTTTCGATTGTCGGCCTCCTGGTCTTCGACTTCTACCATTTTCTTGTTTTCAAAGTCGTAGACAGGAAGTCCCCCCTCGTCTCTTGTGAGTCTTTCATCAGAAGGGTTCAACGACAATACCAAGTTGGTAGCTGGGCCATGACCAGGCGGCAAGTATGAGGTGTACTCAACAAATTCACCGACGCGAGTGTATGCGTCTGGTTTGCCGTACAAGTCGTCTGGGTCTCGGTCCAGAATTTCAGAATCTGTCTGCACATTCGTGAACACCTCAACCGGGGTAGTTCCGTGCGCGATAGCTTCGTCAATGTCTACGGTCGCCTTCGGATCCTGGCTCTTCAGGAACTCGTCGAGTCCAGTCCAGTAGATCTCTTCGCGCTCGACACCTTGCTTGCCGAGGAATGCTCGAAGCTGCTCTGATGTCTTGATGTTGGGTTGATCACGAGCATCATTCAGACTGCGGTACATCTTGCTGTCGAACACGCCTTGGCGAGACGCAAGCCTCGTAGTCGGAAGAGGAGGCTTGCCCTCCTCTGCACGTTTTACATTCTTCTTGATGTTTCGGTCGATGTCGGCTTGTTCAAATCTTCTGACGAGACGCGACGAACGGCGAGGTCCAAGGCTACCTGGGAGGCTGAAGTCAACTCCTGAATACGCTTCCCGATACCTTTGCTCGAAGTCTCCGACGATGTCTCTTGCTGCATCTGGGTTGAATCCAAGCGATCGAAGAAGGTCTGGGGCTTCATTTGCTACTTCCTTTCCGCCGCTCGGTAGAGTCGGCAACACCAACAGGGAACCGATGTCAGTTCCCAACAGGTCTTCAATTGTAACAGGCTCTGCGATCACATCAGTGAACTTTCTTCTGTTCGCAGGTGCTCGTTTCTTTTCGTTTCGTACACGACCAAGATAGACTCTTGCGATAGCCCACGCAGCAGCCTGGCCCTGGGCCGGAGACATGCCGACGGCGGAGGCGATGTTTCTCATTGCTGCGGTTGCCGCTGCGTACCCACTTCCTGACGAGAAGTTCTGCTGGTCAACTCCCCACCAGAAAGCCATCCACACATCGTTTGTCACGAGGCGATCGTCACCCATCAAGTTGCGCAGGAATGCCGCCAACTTACGCGCTGCGCCTGTTCCCTTGTCCAGGTCGAGTTGCTGCTTGATCATTGAACCTGGCGTGATCAGTCGCTGCACCACTTCATCCATGGTTTGCGATTGAAGCACATCGGCGGTTCCGAGCACATCTGCATACAAGTACAGTGGGCCGGTGCCTGTCGAAAGAATCTTTTTCATTCTCCCCTTCGGCCCTCTGCTTGCGTTTTTTCCTGCGATTGCACGGAGCAAAGACTCAGTATTGCTTGGGTCTCCACCCTTCTCGATGAACTCAGTGTACGCAAGGGCAGTCCGCAGACCGACATCCACATTACTCTTCACGCTCTTCTGTGCAGACGTTGTCGCGATGACGGCAACCAATTTCCACAGTGGGATCCTGCCCTCTCCCAAAGAGGAGAACACTTGCTCACTGAGCATGTACCACTCTGAGGCAGCAGGAAGTATCTGCAACGCATCTGCAAGCAACCGACGATCTGACACAAACTCGTCGTACTTTGCAATCGCCTCGTTTGCAACATCCGACCGTGTGAAACCAAGCGCGTCTTCTGGTGTCATCCAGTTGACCATGTCACTCTTGGCAAGGACGGTTTGTGCTGTCTTAGCTGGTACAGCTTCAAGAACTTGTTCGACTTCGGCCTTGTTGTTTTTACGCCTTGACTCAAGGAACGAAGGCTTCGTGGTGTCAAACGCTTTGCTCTCGACAGACTTGGCTTGCTCAGGCAAGAACGCGATGTAGATCGGGACACCGCCATCTTCTTTGTCACCCCACGCTGTGATGATGCCGTCGTACCCCAGGGTGCTCTTCAACGTGCGGAAGAACTCCATCTCATCCGGCACACCTGCGGACATGATCGCGTTGATCAGGTCAACATCGTTTTCACTGAAGTCATACTCCGCTTCGACGGCCTTAGCAACGACCGAGTCGTACCCATCGAACGAGACATCTCCATAGTTTGTCAGATACTCTGAGCCGTCTGGATCGATCGCTCGAATGAACTGCTCAAGCTCATCCTTGGTGATTGTCTTTGAATCCTCTGACAAGGGCTTCTCGATGTTGAGATATCCCTCGAACAGTACGCCGGGGCCATCCTCTCCCCTAGTCTGGTATGCAACGCCAACTTCTTCGCTGCTTGTGAAGTACAGACCTCGACCCTCTGAAGTGCCTTGCTGGCCCAGCTTGTCGTAGTTGAAGGTATCGAAGTATTCGGTCGAGCCGTGGTAGACCACGAGCGGTTCGCCGCCTTCATCGACCACCTGGCTCTTGCCAAAGAACTGCTTGAATTCCGGGCTGCTGGTGTCCGCTGCCGCCCTGGAACTCAGTGCTTGTACATCACCGATTCCGCCCGGTTGATCCATGCGGGCCTGCGATGCCTCACTCACTGTCTCTGCCGTGCGGCGAGATCGGAGCGGGGTAGCCTCGGGGAGCATCCGAGTTCTCTGGATGAGTTCCGCGCCCTTGCCCCGGATCTCGACCTGATCCCCCGGCTTGATCGTCGGCAGAGACTCCAGGGTGCTCTTGATGGTGTCTAGGATCCTCTGTGCGGCCTTTGCTTCCTGTCCGAGGAAACCAACCCTGGCTGCGACTGCGTCGATCGCACGGGCGAACCTGGACTTGTCAGCGGGACTGAGGATCTCCGCACCTCTGCCAACCGCTGATGCCGTACCCTCGACCTCGCTGAAGGTCTCTCCGCCTCTGAGGTTCGCGATGCCCTCATCGTCGGTTTTGATGCCTCTGCCTCGCTCAAGCTGTGACTGGGCCTGCTGACGTGCTCTGGCTGCTCTGTCCTGCTTCGTATCCGCACCTTGTCCTGTGGTGTACTCTTTCGCGTACTCCATCCTGCGGGTCAGGGTGAGGATGTCTCGGATCTCAGCCGCCTGTTCGGGGGCCAGGTGATCCAGCAGGTGATCCAACTCATGGAGTCCCTCCGCGAACGAGTCCGCCGTCACTGATGCATTGTCGTTCAGATAGATCGTGGTGGGTGTTTGCGGATCGTAGAAGGCTGCTCCCTCTTTCCCGGTGTCCACAACGCGCACATCAACTCCGAGTTCTCGAAGTCTGTTGGCAGCGTCGCCTACTTTCTCGGAAGGTTCCGCAACAAACTTGAACCCGTTCTGCTTTATGTATTCAGTTGGGTCTTGGGCCTCGATGACTTCAGTGCGAATTCCGTCTTTCAAGTTGGCTTTCGCCACCTGCATCGCTTCGATTGCATCCTGAAGCTCAGTGATCTGTCTTGTGAGGTTGTGCTGCTTGTCTGCGTTTGTGACACCGTCAGCATCGGTTTCGAGAAGCTCAGATTCAGTCATCGACTTGAAACCTTCTCGCTGACCAATCAAGTTCATACGCGCTTCAGTTGCGCGTTCAATTCTGTTCTGCTGCTCTCCCTCTGTCTTGCCGTCGAACTCATTCTCGTATCGGGCAACCTGGCGTGATGCTGGTCCTGCTGCCTCGACGAGAACTTGGTTCAACTCCCTAAGAGCTTTCTCCTGAGCTTCTTGTCTTTTCTTTTCCGCAATTGCTCCTACTGCAAGCATCGGCGTGGACATGGTGGCACCGCCAACCATGCCACCTCTGAATGCAAGACCAAGTTCAGTCCAGGTCACATCACGCTGCACTGGGTCAATCTGAAGTGGTGCTTGCGCACGTTCTGTCACTACCTCTTCTAATCCTTCGAGCACAGCTTCGCCAGCGAACAAGCCTGCACCCTTGGCTCCCTTAACAACCGATGCTCCAAGAAACTTCTCAGCAGCAGACCGCGCCAATTTCCTCGACGCTCTCTTCGTCGCCAGCTTCGCAAGACCTGCACCAATACCGAAGGACACGCCAGCCCCGACACCTTCGATTCCGCCTTCAATGAGTGCCATGTACATTGCCATGTTTTCAATGGCATCATCAGTGAGGTGCTTCGGGATCTCAAATCCTTCACGTTCGTAGAACGCAATCATCTCATCAACCTGGGTTTCAGCTTGGTACTTGCTCCGCGAGTAGCTGACACCCATGCCGCCGACTGCTCCACCGATGGCTGCTCCAACTGGGCCACCGCCAAGCAAGGCACCACCGACACCGAGTGCAGTTCCAGGTGCGCTCTCAACTGCTTGCTCGATGTCGCCGATGAGCCAGTGTGGTGTGTCTTCAGGTCGGAATGACTCTGTCCAACCGCGCATGAACGCTGCCAAACCATTCATACTTTCGGCACCTGGAAGCTCCCCGATCACATCTGCAACCGTACCGCTGAACGCTGAACCACCTCTGATCGCAGCTTGTGCGAATCTGTCAATGGTTTCAACAGGGAGTGCGGAACCCAAGAACCCGAGCGGGGATTCACGAAGAGCACGTTGAAAGGCCCGCGAGAATTGCTTGGATGTTTCGCCGCCCATTTGATCACCAAGCTCACGAGCACCGCGTTGTGCTCTGTAGTTGACAAGAGGATCAGCTTTGTCTGTAAGAAGTTCACCGAGAAACTGCTCAGGTGTTTTCTTCGCAGTTTTTCCAAGCAACTCACCAAGGGTAAAATCCTGGTGTCCTTCGCCGCTTTTTTGGAATAGAGTCAATGAGTTATCCCTTCAGGATTTCAGCGTACTTCTCAGCGAATTCTGGATCAGTCCTGGCCTTCTCAAATATCTCTTGTTGTCCGCCCCCAGCTTCTTTCGCTGCTTGTTCTGCAAGCTCCCTCAGTCGAGCAAGGCGTTGCTCTGGTGTTTCTGTCGGAGCACTAGCTGACGTTGGGGGTAGTGACCTGTCTGCCCCCGGTGCAGTTCGTTCTGGAACCTGAATACCAACAGGGTTTGCCGCTTGCTGCGACATAAGCTCAACAGCAGCAGCAACAGCTTCCGGGTTCATCGTGCCTTGTCGATGCATCGCTTGTCGCAGAATCAACGCCTTGTCCATCTCATTCAATGGGGCTGAAACCATTCCGTTGCTAAACAAGAAACGCTCGAACGTCGAAAGGTATGTTGAGATTGACATAGGGTCCGACAGATCTAGACGATTGAGCCTGATGTTGCCGCCACCTGGCATTGAGACTCCCTCTTCAAGTAGAGAAAACACGTCTGTCAGAACTGTGTTCGCGAAAGAAGAGTTGGCTTCCAAGCGTTGTGAAAAACTCATCGTCTGGTTTTCTGGAGTGTCCTTCACCAACATCTGAATCCTTTGAATACGTTCGCTTTCTGACTGTACTTGTGCGAACTCAGCAGGAGTCCCAGGCCGTGTCTTGTTCTTCATGTCGGTTGCTTTGTTGCGAAAGTGTGAACCCCACATCGATGAGAGGCCATCAGCCTTCTTGATGTTCTCACCAGCTACAAACGCGGCAGCATCTTTCAGACCCTGCTCTCGGTTCGTTCTGAGCTTCCTCTGCAAGTCACTGACCATCGCTGCGGTTTCAGTCGGATTGACTTTGAATGACTCGATAGCCACCCCGACAAACAGGTCACCAGTCTCGGCACGAATGTTGTCAAGTGCAGAGTTGAACCGGGGGGCAAGCTGCTCAGTCGCAATGCCGCGTTCAATGTCCCCTTTGACCTTTTCGCGCATGACCTGGCGCATCTGTGTTCTGGACTTCAATGCAGCCAGGTAGGTCGGCATCGTCGTAGAAAGAACGCGACGCTCACCCTTGTCGTTGACGAACGAGACAGCAGGCTTGCCACGGACTGAACCAAAGTCCAGGGCTTCGAGTCCCATCGGATCACCAGTGTCGAGCGCAGTGATCGCCCGGTTGTAGTTGATCGCTCGTTCATCGCGGTTCAACATGCCTTTGAGAAGTTTCTGAGACTTCTGCTCTTGTGTACGCATGCCCTTGGTGATGCCTTCCAATGCCTCGGAAGTATCGATTTGTGTCTGGTTCTTTTCCATGTTCACATTCCTGGGTCAAATGCCACGCCGCCTGGCTTGGGTTCTGGTTTAGGTTCTGGTTGTGACTTAAAGGATTCAACCGGGGCGTTCTGTGTTGGAGGCGGGGTTGCCGCCGCCGACCGTTGGCCTTCAATCGTTTTCATCATGCGCTCGACGATCGCGTCGATCTCTGGTTCTTCAATGGTAAAGCCTGCCTCACTCATAGCCTCGAAGTCGGCAGCATCGATTGCTGCTTGGCGACGTTCAAGTGCAGTCTGCTGATCTTGATAGACAGGACTCATAGCACCTGACATTGCTGCACCAAACATTCTGCCGACTGGATGAGTTGTAGCCTTTGCGCCTTCAGCCACACCAATGGCGAAGTTGCGCATAGATCCGGTGAGGAAACCCCCAATGTCAGGACTGGTTTCTTCTTCGCGGTTCTTGTTTGCCTCTGCTCGTGCTTGTGAAGGAATCATTGTGTTGTATCTCCTGCTGCTGCGCCTGCTGCGCCTGCTGCTGGTCCAGCCAGATTACTAAGCCCACCTGTTAGCCACGACGCACCTAGGCCGATGCCTGCGCCAATGATTGCGCCGCCCAGGTTGAACCCTGATCCGACATTGTTAGCCATTCCCATGTTGCCTTGGAATATGTTCGATGCCATCGAGGACTGTGCGTTAAACACGTTCGAGGCTTGTGTGGTCATGCCACTGAATTGCATCCCAGTGTATGCGCTCTGGAGATTAGCAAGACCTTGAGCGTAGTTCTGCCCGGCACCCAGCAACATCTGCGCTGCGTTCTGGTCAGCGTTGAACAAGGCTGCGCCCTGAGATCCGACCAGGTCAGACATCATCTGGCTCTCACGTTCACTCAGCAGCCCCTGCTGCAACGCACCAGAAGCCTGTACTGCGTTCAATGAAGACTGCCCGAACGACGTGTTGCCCAGCCCAGTGAATGCATTGGCCGCAGTCGTGCTCGCAAGCTGTGCTTGTGTGCCGAGCCGAAGCTGCTCTCGACTTGCATCAAAGCCAGTCTCCATGAACTGCCTCTGCTCTGCGAATGATTCAAGCAAGCCTTGCCTGCTCATTTCAAACGCTGCTTGGTAATCACCAATCGTGCTCTGATATAGATCCTGGTACACCGAGATGTCGTTGGTTCTTTGCTCTTGCAAAAAGTACAGAGCATTGCTCATCATCGAGTCAAACTGACCAATGTACTGATTCATATCAGACTGGTATCCGCTGATTGCTTGCTGCATCAACGCTTCACGTTCAGCCTCGTCACCGAATAGATCGTCGAGGAAACCCATTAGGAAAGCACCTTTCTATATGGACCGCCTGGAGCAATATCAACCGAGATGTCCTCGATGGCCCACGATCGCCCTTCTGATGAAATTTGGAAGAAGAAGTCAGCAGAACGCAGACGTACACGGATTGCGTTGTTGCGTGAGTTGTCAAGAGACTTAGTTGCAAGAGCAGTCGCTGGCTCGTTGACAACGAAATTTGTAGGGAGAACACTTGATGTCAGAGCGTTGTCACTCAAATCAACATCGTAGATCTTGTTCGGTATGGAGTTGGCTTCGTCACTTTCAAACAAGACGTTTCCGCCGTACGAAACCTTGTACTTGTTTGTTGATTGATCTTTGTAAAACACCCACTCTTGCGGGCCGTAGTAAACTTCTGTGCCTTCTCCGCTTTGCTTCAAGTACAGTCCATCAGGCGTATGACCGAAACCGCCAAGAAGACGAGCAGTCGCACCGTATGTAGTGTTGTGAACACCACCATCAATCAGTGTCTCGCCAGTGTCCAGGGGATCTGGGACTTGGTCGTATGACGTAGATGCCCCAGTTGCATCGTCGTTCATACTAAGAATACCCGACACCATGGTCAGAGATTCATTGGTGACATCTGTCTGCTGCACACTGTCAATGTCGAAGATGTCTAACTGAGCTATGTCCTCAGTGATAGTTCGAGCGTAACTAGTCTGGGTAGTCGTGAACGAAGAAGTCACACTAGAGGGATACGGGCTACCTGAAAGAACTTGTGCTGTTGTAGGCAAGGACAAGCTAGAGAACGAAGTGTTGTCGCCTGCGTTCTCTACGACAGAGTTGTCTTGCAATATCACTCGCACATCACGAAGCAATAGACGCTGGCTTGCATCGTCGTTCAACGGACCAATGAGAACCCTGCAATCGAAACTGGTCGGGTTCTCGGTGACTGCCCAGCCTCCTGATGCCGCAGTAACTTTCTGGCCGTCTTTCTCGAATACGCCCAGAGCAGGTTGCACTGAGATACGTCCCTGGGGTCCGCCGTACCAGATCGTCTGCCTTGCTTTGTTCAATGGCTTAAATACAGCGTTGCTTGTCGGGTTGTTGTTCTTGCTGTCAGCAATGACAAACGGCCACCACGACTGGGTTGCGATGTCGTATGTCGCATGCAGAGAAAGCTCTGTTTCGAGCGGCCTGGATAGGAAGACATTCAAGACCTGCTTGCCTTCGTCGTAGACCACCATCGGCGTTCCAAGATCAGAGGGATCTGTTCGTGAGAACAAAGCGTCGAGTGCGCCAGATGAGATTCTATCGCCCCGGTTGATATCAAAGTCATTAGGACGAACCTGATACACCCCATCAGAACCGATGACGAATGCGCTCTTCTCTGGCCCCGGTGTGACTGCTTTCACCCCAAGACACCCGACTTCACGGCTCATGGCTTCCAAGGTTGCATTGGTTCCGAAGACTGGATCAGTGGTCATGTAGCTCATCGAGTCGCGGCAAGCCAGGAGCAAGCCACTAGAACCAAACGGAACAATAGCGGTGATCTGATCACCGAGCGTTGCGTACTGCGGACTGTTTCCACCTGCGATACCACCAGACGCTGCCGTGTCACCAGTCCCTGCTTGCCAGTTGCTCGGGTCACCAACGTGCGATGCTTGCCATACATTCGGCGTGGTTGGGAAACCACCAAGGACAACACGCGCACCCCATACCGCGATGATGGTTGCATCTTGTGTTCTTGCACCGCCTGCATCATCGTGATCAAGCTGAGTGTCACCAGCAGAGTTCAACTCACTCCAATGCTCAATACCTATTCGGTGTGAGGAGGCACCATGTTGTTTCGACAAGTCGATCTGGTAGTAGTCCTTGCCGTCAATCAAGTATGCGTAGTTTCTAAACTGAACCAACTGAACATCGTTGCTAGTTGAAAGAGCAGTAGCTGGAACGTATGCCGCAGCAATTTGGGTGCTACCATTTCCGAATGTAGTAGCTGTAGTTGTCTGTGCAATTTCTAGCCTGGAACTACCAGTCTCGTTGCAATCAAACACCTTGCCGTTCTGGACAATCAGAATTCTCTGCGTCAGTACTGAGTTCCTGTAAACCTTGTACGGAAGCATGCCCTGGATCTTTGTACCTGCTGATCCGTCAGCAAAGTCTGCAAGAGCACAGAATCCCTGCCTCGTACCAATGCGCAGACGACGCTCGAACACATCAAACGGCATCACGTTCAAACACTTCTTCGTGTAGTCACCAGCCTGAGAGCGATAGCTCACCTGGTCTGTGAATCCACGAAGAGGTTGTTGGAGTCTGATGTATGGCATGACCTACCCTGCGATCTCCTTGACGCTGATGCTGCACATACCATTGATAAAGCTACAGTGATCAGTGGCTAGATAAGCTGGGGTGGAAACTGACCACGCATGTTGCTGCGCGTTTTGCCACAAAGATTGGTTGGTGAAAAGTCTAAAATCTACAGATGATCTAATAGCTTGTTGATAGCTCACAGTCCCGAGTCCACCTGAAGCCCAACTAGTATCTAAGAAACTGAAATGTTGGGTAACAGCAGGCATTGATGACCACATTGATCTGAACACCCCAGTGCCTTCGTTGTGGGCAGTCATGGTGCGGGCAAACCCTTGGTTTCGTGAACCTGAGCTTGGCGGGTTCACGTCAAGGTACAAATCTGAGTCCGCTTTTTTCCTTGCAATGGTGAGAACAGAGTGATCACTCTCATCAAGTCTATCGCTAGTGGCCGAGAATAATGTCTCCCGTGCAAGATTCCAACCGCTTAACGTACCGTACCTATTTAGCCCTGCGGTCATGTAGGAATTTGAAGGGTCGATGCCCATGAACTGGCATTGAACGAGCAACTTGCTGTTCACGTCAAATGGCTGAATGCTGACTCTAACGTACTCATATTCACCATCGGACCCGAGCTTTGTTGTCACAGGCTCAAGTATTGAAAGGTCTGAAGCACCTTCGCAGTTTCGGTCACCTAGTTCAGTTGTTTGAAAAAACTGATGTTGGATGACTGCACCGGGTACATGCAGCTTCCCTGTGCTCGACGTGAAGTTGCCACTCGTGCTTTGTAGTTGTCCGCTTGTGGTTGAGATGTTTCCATCAGTGGTCGTGATTGATGAACCATCGCCAAGGGCCAGGTCTGCACCACCACTGATACTGACGTTCGCTTCAAAGTCGGACGTTCCATTTACATCAACTGTGGCCCCGGTCACATCAAGCTCACCGCTTGTGATGTTGCCACCTGCTGACGAGATGATGCCGCCGCAGTTGATTGAGTTGTGTCCAATCGTCGTGTCATCAGTAGAGTCAGCGTTGGTAGAAATCACTTTCAACTCTGGTGTCGCGCTTGCAGCAGACTTGACCTCAATGTCTTGCGCGGTTGTCAACCCGGTCAACGTCGTTGCGTCGATAGGGGCATAGTTGTTCGCGCCGCCAGCGACGTTCGCGTATGCAGCCAGGGCAGGCTTCAATCCACTACTGCCTGCAACGATCTGCGAAGTACCATCACCGATGTAGAAAAATGCAGTCGTGTCACCAGACGCAGATTGCTCATCTGTGATGATGGCAGGCTCACCCTTGGCAAGAACGACATTGGAAGTGTCGAAGTTGCTGAGTGTGTCCTGCCTGACTTTAAGTTGATACCTCGGCATCAGCTTGACCCTGCAATTTCTGTGACGGTGAGCAGTGTCTGGCCGCGAGTATTCTCATTGTTGTCCGTGTCAAACAAGGATCTGTTCACCGCGATGTTGCTGTTGCTTCGAGTCCCTACAACGATTCGATATCGAACAGCAGCAAGACTTCCAGCCCAGTTGTTATCAAAGTACCGCAGGGTGACTGTGCTCGGATGTTCACTATTGACTATATTCGCGCCTTGCGGATAAGAAGATGTGAGACATGGCATCCTGCTACTGCCGCCGACTGCTGGAAGACCTGGGTGTGTTTCTGATCCGGTGCCAACTTTTCTTCGCAAGGCTAAAAATGTATTGTTGTTGTCAGACTCAAGGAACACTGAAGCCTCAACCAACAAAATACTGTTCGTTGATTTTGGTGTGATCGTCACCTCAACGTATGCAGATGTGCCATCTGCTGTTCGCAGCAAGTTAGATGCGCTACTCGTGTCAGTAATACCACTCACGCCGGTTGTGGCACCAGTCATCAAATAAGCTGTTTCAACTTGATAGTGTTGCACTTGAACCACACAACCAGGGACATAGACATGCCCGCTCGCTGAAGTGATATTTCCACTGCCGGTTGTGATGTTTCCTGAACCAGTCGTAATGTTTCCATCAGTCGTGGTGATCGTGGAACCGTCTCCAAGAGAAAGATCTGCCCCGCCGCTCAATGCAATGTTTGCACTGAAGTCCGAAGTGCCATTGACATCAAGCGTTGCTCCACTCGCGATGTCTAGCTCCCCTGCGGTGATCGAGTGGCCCAGGCTAGTAATGGATCCACCGCAGTTGATCGAGTCATGCTTGATCACGGTTTGTTCTGCGGCATCCGTAGCCTTCACTGTGACTGTTGGATCATTGCTGTCAGTGTCTTGAACAGTCAAGTCTGCAACTGTTGTGGTCCCTGTGAGTACAGCAGCATCGATCGCTGCGTAGTTGTTTGCGCCACCAGCCGGGTTGACATACGACGCTCCTGCTGGCTTCAGGTCGCCACCAGCAGAACCGATTGCCGTCGAGCCATCACCAATGAAGAAGAACGCTCCAGTGCCATCAGCTTTCTGGTGCGTCGAAGTATCCGTGATGATCGCTGGCTCACCTTTGAGCAGCGTCACGTTGCCATCATTGAACGCCTGGACTGTGTCTTGCCTGAATTGGATCTTGTATGTCGGCATGTGTCATTCACCACTTTGTCTTGTGTGACCAGTAACGAGCAGAGAGCTTGTCTGGCTTTGAGTCTTGAGCATTGTGTCGAGCGTAGTAGCTCTTCTTGCGAGCCTTGTCCTTCGCCGTCTTCGGGTTCTTGCCAGCACCTGTCACGCCCTGCTGGCCGAAGCGAATCAGCTTGACCTGGTCGCCCTTTTTGGCGAGCACGGCGTGTGACTTCTTCGCGTGGCCGGGTGTCTTCTTGGGCTTGTTGTAGCCGCTAAACTTTTCGCCTCGGTACTCGATGCTCATGTGATCACCGTCGCTTGGTCTTCTTGCGGACCATGGGCTTAGGTGCAACCTTCTTGGCGTTGCGACGAACACCGCCGCGAGCACCCATCTTCTTACCCATTGACTTCTTCTTGCCTGCCATGTTGAGCCTCCAATTCGCGCCTGGATGTGATGTACTTCCAGAACTCTTCGCTGACGTTCTCGTAGTAGCCCTCACGTTCGAGCATTCGAGAAACCTTGTTGAGTGTTGAAAGGCGTTGAATGAACACCATTCCATACACATGATCGGTGATCGCACCCCACGCTTCAGGGTCGATGTCGGGGTCTTCTTCACCCTCACTGCTTGGGATGAACGGAATGCAGATGAGGTCAATGCCTTGATCAGCAAGCCTCTGGTTCTTGGCTTCACAGAATGGCTCTAGGCCATCGTATGAACCTTCTGGAACTGCGATGATCACAAGATCCTTCTTGTCATCAAATGCGTCAATCGACCAGAGAACGGATGCCCACGCCCCTACCTTGATCTCGACTCTGTCTGCATTCCATGCAGGCAGCGCAAATGGACATGGCTGATGCCCGTTGAAGTGCTCCGATGGCACGTCCAGGTAGTTCGTGATCCAGTTGTGGATCTCCTGCTTCACAAGCTCGTGGGTCAATGTTTGCATTCAGACCAAAGCCTTTTCATCTTCGTAAGTCGGTTCCAATACAAGCACGAACCTACCGCATTCCGGGCAACTCAAATTGGAAACAGTCAACCAGTCTTCAGGGGAGTACCCACAATCTTCAGCGTCATGGTCTCCTCCGTGGATGAGTTCTGCTCCACACATGCAGTTCATTTCTTCTTGCCTTTCTTCTTCGCGGTCTTGGCTGAGTCTCTGAATGCCTTGTCAGTCGGTGCGCCCTTGTCGCCCTTCTTGCGCATCTTCTTCCCAGCCTTCTTCTTGGCATTGATGTTGGCGTACAGTCCTGGCTTCTTCTTCTTCATTCTTCTTCCTCTTCTTCCTCTTCTTCTTCTTCATCATACTCTTCAAGAGCTTCGATGATCTTGTCAATTGGATTCTGATCTGTAGGGGTTCCGCCCCAGACCAGGCCATGCTTCGCGTCCTCAAGGACACCCAGTACAGTGAAAGTGTCGATGTCAAACTCGACCATCCACGTTTCGAGCAGCCGCTCAAGTTGCTCTCTCAGTTTTTCTGCGGCAGTCTTCATCGTGGCATTTCCTTCAATTCCGCATTCCAGGCTTTCCCAGTAATTTTCGAGGGCTTCTTCCAAACGGTCTCGATAATCGCCATCCCGGCATTCCACATCGAACAGTCTTTTCGTTTCATGTAGTTCGGCTGCAATGGACCGCACGTTCCCACATTCATACTCCAGTACGGAAGCATGCATTTCGCACTCCTCCTCGCCTGGGTCACACGCTCTGGTCTGTGCGTGTGTCCTCGCACTGTCAATGAGTGCGGATGCCACCCAGACATCCCAACCATCTGAATGCCCTCGATCTGGTCGGAATTTGACCCACAGTCGAACCCGTGGAACAGGATCACCCGGCCCACTCGATAGCAGCCTCGCGCAGATTTTTCGTATGGGATCCACTGCCAGTTGGCGTACTCGGGACCAAACTCCTTGTGCGCCCTCCAGTCCACCAGACTGTGCAGTTGAGCATCGATCCTCCTCGGATCCGGTATCAGAATGTTGTCGTCGTGATTCCCCATGCAAGCAATGAATTTGACACTCTTCGGGAGAACACTTCGGATATCGGCAAGGAACTGTGAAGCACAACGGTACTCGTCTTCCAGCGTGTGGTCCGCTATCCCTGGATGCACACTCGCCGCAGTCCCATCGTGGAGATCCCCCAGATGCACAAAGTGGGTGCAGTCCTTTAGGTTTGCGAGTTGGTCGAGAACCCATCGTTTCGTAGCCTCTGGAGTGTACGGGGCATGTGTGCAGCTTATTGCTGCGATCTTTGCTTTCCGAATCGCCATGCATGCTTCCTTGCGATAGCACGGCCAGCGTGGTCCGATTAGCTCGCAGCATCGCCTCTGAGGAATAGATCCCAGTAGACGCTGTCGCTCACAGTCGGAGACTGGTTCGTGCTTGGTTGGAGCGCGATGTACACACTGCCGCTCAAGTGAACAAGATCATCTTTGTTGTATGAGTTAGATGTTGAGTATGTTCCGCGCCACACGAGATTCAAGCCTCCATTGACACCGGGCTGATTGACACCGGGGTGGGTGCTGTCACCGTATCCGAAAAAAAAACTTCTACTCATGGGCAACGCGCCCTGGTCGTTCGTTGACAAGCCGTCCTTGCGGAGAGCCTGGTCGAGCAATGTCCCGCCGTCTACGGCAACAACCCGCATCTGGGTCGTGCCATCTTCACTGCCTTCTGCGAACGCTCGGACATACTCGATGAGCAGTTGCTCTGCGTTGGCTGGGACAGGTATGACTTCGGCCCCAGTGCTTCCAACCTGCGTCGAGGTGTATCCAGGCCAACCTTCCCGGTAGCGGATGAACACAGCATCGTCTGTTGTCGTGGTCGGGGTTGGGTAGATGTCGAGTCGAGCATCCTGCAAGCCAGATGTTGTCTGCTTCGCACGAGTAAGAGTCGCAACGTAGAACAGGTTTGTAGTGACGGTCGTTCGCTTGTATTCCTCGAACACGGCAGGTGTGACCATCTCGAACGAGAACTTGAGGACATCAGCAGGCTTCACACTGATGATCTCGTCGATCACCATCGCGGCTCCTGATCCGTCGGTTGCAAGGTTGATGAACGCCTGGTCTGCGGTGAGGTCGAAACCTCCAGCAGTCCGCTCACGCCACCGCCAAGGCCGGGAGAACAGATGCTCCCCGGCCCCGTTGACAATCTCTGCGATCCTGTCGTTTTCTGTGACACCCGGTGCAGTCGATGGAGATCCACCAACGGCGAGGCGAGCGTGACCAGCAAGTTGAGCAAGTGTGATTGTCATGGCGGCCTTGAACGGGTTGGCCGAGATGAAGCGACCAACCCTGAGAAAGAGAAAGGATTGTCTTATTTACTCGACGTAATCGACCCAAACAAAGTACCCATCATCGGTATCATCAACGAACGAACCTCTCATCAAGGTCATTGCTCCTGATGATCCGTTCACAGATATACCAGCAGAATTCACATCGCTGTCAAATGGCATTGAGTGGATGTTGTTGCTTCCATTGTTATGAAGGTATCCACCACAGTTGATGATGAATGACACGCCTGAACTTTTCAGTTCAACGTCACCAGCAGGACCAGATGAATCCAAAGCCTGGTAGAAGGATTCACGGTACACATCAACATGTGCAGGAGATCCTAGTTTAGGATTCCATGCTTTTTCCGGTAGCAAGATTCTGTTCGCAACTCCTTGCTGTGGAATGTACGTGTTCGCCGCTGTCCTAGAAATGTCACCACTGACACTGATGCTTGTGAGTGCCACGTTTGATGGTGAGTTGATCCTGGCGTACCCAGAGAAAGCAACTGGCACATAATCCCGAGCAGTACCTTTGGCCTCGATTGTCATTCCAAACGGTATGCTGCCTTTGGCATTTGTAGCAGTTCGTTGGATTGCTACTCCAGAATCACTGCACACAATTTCGATATCAGCATCTGACCGTGTTGCGGTCTTCAACGATGCGTCTGTGACCAGGACCATGCCAACACCAGCCACAACAACCGTGCCGTTGTAGCCTTGCTTGAAGTCATGCTTGGCAACACCAAGAGGAACCGACGCGACTCTGTCTGCGTTGTTCGTCAGTCGAACGGTCGGGACGTCGTCTGCATTGTGTAGCACCCTGACCAGTTGACCCTTGAGGATGTCACTACCAGATGCCTTTGCTTCGATCTCGGTCTGCGCGAATCCAGTATTGACTGGGCCTTGTGTCGGTGCGTACATGCGATCTCCTAGTTGAAATCACTTGAGGGGGAATGGCTACCCCCCCAAGTGTGTGGTTTGAATGGATCAGTTGTTCGCGGCAGCGAAACCAGTGACACCATCGAACAGAACGGATCCAATTCCGCCTGCACCGATGGTTTCAAGGGCAACGCCAACCGGCTTGACGTAGGCGGAACCGCCATCGGTCGGGTCAGTACCCATAGCCGTAAGCTGCCCAGCAGTTCCGCCGTTAATGGCGACTTCGCCATCATCGAGGTCTGCATGACAGAGCACCTGGAACACGCCGCGCATTCCGACACGACCTTGAGCACCAGCACTGATGTCTTCGAGTGCGATACCAAGGATGTGATCAGGAGTGCTGTCAGCAGTTGCTGACTTTGCACATGCTGCGTACCCACCGCTTGCGAGAACGAAGGTGACAACGTTCCCCTTGAGCACTGCGTCATTGCATGTGACCGTGACGCTCTGGGTTTCAAATTCGAGGCCCGATGGCCCCTGAGTAAAGCTGAGAGACATGATTGGTCCTTCCTTTCAGGATCAGGCCGTGGTTGCGGGGGCAATGATGCCGTGACGCTGACGCGAACGAGCCATCAGGTTCCACCAGGTGTCACACAGGACGATCGAGGTGTAAGGCTGGTTGGGGTGACGCATGACATCTGACTTCTTGAAGAAGTGGTTGCCGTGCAGAACAACGTTGAGATACTCGCTGTTCACGAAGTAGTAGCGAGCACCCTTGTTGTTGGTGTTGGTCGCCAACTCTGAATCGCTTGCGTCGTACTCATTGCTTTCACTTCCATCCGAGTCAGCCGGGTACAGCTTCGCTGCATCGAGTGCTGAGATGTATCGGAGGGGAATGCCAGCATAAGTGGGCTGGGCGTAAGCGGGATCCTGGGGTGACACGAGACGGTCGTTGGCATCACGGAGGGCATCCGTGTATGTGTTCAGACCAGCGCGTGAGCAGAGAATCATCTGCTGTGCCATCGTGGCGTTGCTGAAGTACTCAGAGAACTGCGAGGGCGCGGTGTACTGGCACTTGAGGAACATGTCATCGAACGCCTGAAGGAAGCCACCAACGGGAAGGTTGTCAGCATCAGACACGGCGACGGTGCTTGTTCCAGTCTGCGCTGCAACGTTGTTGCAGGACACAGTCGAAACAGGAGCCAAGCCAACACCAGTGGTGACTGGAGCACCTGCTGAAGCAGCGTAGAACGAAACCTGGTTCGTCCAACGGGGTTCAGCATGTGGGTTGATTCCCTGGATGTCAGTCCATCCCTGCGGAAGACCACCACCACGGATTTCACCAAGCTGAGTTTCTGCCGTGTTGACAATGATCTCATTGACAAACGCAGACAGAGGGAAGGGCTGGCTGCCAGTGGCATCAGCGATCTCAGCCTTGTTCGCAACGCAGTCGGCGAAGAGAGACTTCTCCATGCCGTTGA